CCATCTGTCACGCCATCTGAATCTCCAATCAGAATATGGATTATCGCGCTCCCTTCCACTTTGGTGTTTGTACTTTGTTTTCCACTCAACAACACGCTCATCATACGTGACATCCAACTCCTCGCACATGTGGGATATGCCCGCACGTTCGGCGACCTTGATCAACTTCTCTCTGGCCTCGTTGTATTTCTCACGTCCATGATTGAAAAATTCGCGCACTGCGCCATCAATATTCACTGCACAAGCATGCTCTTCAGTGAGAGGTGAATTCTTCTCTCTGAGAAAACAATGAAGTGATTTGAAAATAGACTTCTCCACCAATGCTCCTAAGTGAATGTCGAGTTCTGGATGGTACACGCTAAAACGCTTCAGAAACTCAAATTGGGACGGCTCCAGAAACTCAGTGAGTTCGGCTTCCTTATCGGGCATTGTGTAAACCATTCCGTGGCGTGCGAGAAACTCTGAGCACGACTTGATATTGAAGTGCTCTTCTTCAGGAGATACTGACCCAATGTTGTCATCCCCATAAGTCATGAGAGAAACTCGTGATCGAAAAGGCACCAATTCTTCTCCAAATTCCATCTTCTGATCAATATAGCAGCATCTCAAATTCAATGAGCCACATATACTGTTGAGGACGACGGTGAGAGGGTTTCCACTAATGTGCGATCCAGTCGTGAGACCGATTAAATCTCCATTGAAGGCTATGACTCCATAAACCAAGTCAGCAGACATAGCCCGCATAACTTGGATGTGCTCCTCCTTGTACTTCATACACTTGGCCAATTCGATCATGATGTATATCGCAGCCAAGAGCAGCTGGGAGGTTAGCGATGTGTCATAGCTTCCGTAGTCACCACCGAACAGTCTATCGAGTCCGTGCGTGATAACCCAATCATAGAACTTCTGCCACTCTGGGCCATGGCAATTGATACCAACGGCACACTCGGACGAAATGGAGTTCATCAGTAGAAAACGAACAAGAGAGAGAAAATATTTGCGAACAAGGAAAATGAAAGCAATGGGGTTGCTAAAGAACACACGACACTTGTCTTTTGATAAAATCTCGTCTTTCAGACAAGCCTTGGCGATAACGTATGCGCGTTCTCCTCGCTTATATGCATCCTCAACACGTTTTATCTCTTGCATGATCTCATCATTGAATGTTCGATTGTCGGGATATTCATCAGTGGGTGGCAACTCAACCATGTATTCCTTTTTTGGACCAGACAAGGGGAACCCTGCAGACGTATCCATTTTGATGGGATCGATGAATTTACAACCAGGAATTCCACACACATTCTCCTGATCTGTGAGCGGTCTTCCGTCACACCACAAATCACTAGAGGCCAATTCCAGCAGTGGCTCGATATAGTCTCGAATTGCCATATTCAGAAGCATAGGTGAAAACTCCTTGGCTGGTGAAGCCATCTTTGCCAAACATGTTTGCCATGGGTAATATCTCGGCTCGAGTTTGGGCCCGCGGTAGATATT